CTCCTTCTTTGAGGTTCGGGGGGCTTTTCCCTCCCGATGACTTAACTATACACCGTGCGCGATGTATAGTGCAAGCGGAATTGAATGTGATCTACAATACAATAGCGCTCAGATGAGGACGCGTGAGTCCATCCGCGCCGCTAGAGCGGCGTCGCGCTCGCGGGTGGCATGCTGGTACCGCAGGGCGACGTCGACGTCGCTGTGCCCGCCCCTGTGGAGCAGCTCAGCGAGAGTTGCACCCTGCTGTGCAAAGATCGTGAGGCCCGTGTGCCGCAGATCGTGGAACTTGAACCACGGGATGCCCGCATCCTCCCTCGCGCGCTCCCAGGCTCCGCGCAAGCTATTAGGGTGAAGAGGTAGGCGCGGCGAGCGCTCGGAGGAGAGAAGCCAGGCAGTGCCCGCAGGCGCGACGTAGGACTCAAGGTGTGCGCGCAGCACTGGGACCAGCGACGCGGGGATGACGATCTCACGGACGCCGGCTGCGCTCTTCGGGGGAAGCTCGACCGGCCCCTCTCCTGCCAGGTATTGCACCTGTCGCTCGATTCGGAGCGTAGCGGGCGTGGAATCGAGGTCAAGATCGCGGCGCTGCAAGCCGGTCAGCTCACCGAGCCTCGTCTGGCACCAAGCGGCAAGCAGGACAGCGATGCGCAGGCGCGCGGGCATTGCATCGGCGGCGGCGCGGACCTCCTCGGGGGTCGCGACCTGCCGCTCGCGCTCACGGACGGGCCGATACTTCTGCCCCTCGGGCACCTTGCACGGGCTCGCCTCGATGAGACCGGCCTTCACCGCGGCGTTCATGCAAACTGACAGCGTCATGTAGATCGGACGCGCGACGCCAGGCCCCTTAGCATCCCAGACGCGCTGGTACCAGGAATCGACATCCTCGACGCTGATCGCCCCGAGCGGCTTCGCGCCGAAAACCGGCCTGAGCTGCCTCATCCGATAGGTGTGAGTCTGGATCGTCTGAGGCGTGCGGCCCAGTCGCTCGAGCGACGCGAGCCAGCGGTCCGACCATGCCGCGAAAGTGATAGCCGCGCGCTCGGTGGCAACCTCCTGCGCGCGATCGCGCTCGCGGCTTTCCTTTGGGCTGGTCCAGGTGCCCTCGCTGATCTCGGCCTCGACATGCGCAAGGAAGGCACTCGCGTCGGTCTTACGGATAAAAGATCTCCCGGCGGTGTACTTGCCGCCGTCGGGCCCTGTGTAGCGAACCTCGAATCGCCCGCTGCGGGCTTTCCTGATCGAGCCGAAGGCTCTCCGTCCGCTCATATCTGCCTCCTCGTCGGGGAAGTGGCGCAGAATCTTTTTCCACTGCGTGCGCCACACATGCGCCACTAGCAATGCTACATCGTGCTACATCCTGATACATGGGAGAGAGTGGGGAGAGGGCCTAAAAACGGTATGAGGGCAACGAAAACCCCGGAATCTCAGCGAGACTCCGGGGTGTGTGTGGAGATGGGGGGAATCGAAACGGAGGCCCCTATTCACGCCGAAAAGTGGGCGCACGAGTTCGCCTGCGCCACTACAGCGCCACTACTTTTAGCGGAATATGCGGCCCCAGCCGCCGGGCTTCGGTGCGGGCTGCTGAGGTGTGCCGGTCCAGCGGGCAGGCGCGGGCGGGGCTGCGGGTGCAGGTTGGGACTGTGCGGCCTTCACGGCGGCGCGTGTGTGCGCAACGAAGCGCATGAGCCCGTCGACGGCTTTGCGCTCGAAGTGGAGAGTCAGCAGCGCTTGCCGTGTCTCGATCATGAGCCACTTATCCCCGCCGCTCCTCTTCTTCGCAGCGAACGCGAAAATACCGAGCGCGACGAGGCGCGTCGCAGTAACGCGCGCCTGCGCCGCTTCGCCGTCCTCAACCTCAACGCTGACGACGTCGGTCAGTGGGATTCGCTGGATTGGCTCACCGCGCCGCTTCGAGTCATAGAGCAGCTCGGTGTCGGTGCAGATAATCTCCGCAGGGTCGGATGAGTAGAGTCGGAAAGCGCCTTTGGGGCGGTGCATGACTTCTCCTTTGAACGAGGCCTATCTATACAGACAGCCTACAGCTCGCACGAGGACGTAGAGGCTATTCCGGAGAGGCTTCATCTGAGAGGCGCTGCTCAGCCTCGGCAGCTACATCGGCGCCGCTGACTCCGAGCGCTGCGCACATCGCGCCGAAGTCGCTCATTGTGCAAACAGTGTCGCCGGCGAAGATCTTGTAGCAGCGTGCGCGTGTAATCCCGGCCCGCTCGGCAAGTCGGTCGATGGTTAGGTCCAGACTTTGCAGACGCTCCTTGAGTACAGCTAAGACAGCGCGTTCAAAGGGACTCGATTTAAGAGATCTGCTTCCCATGAGGTAAGCATATCTACTTTTGTAGACCCATGTCACATGAAAACGAGTTGCAAAATCTCCAAATGTAGACTTATATAGTAGCCATTGGTCTACAAATGTAGAAAGGAACCATGAGATGACGGTCGCAGCCGTAATCAAGAGCATGGCCCGTGAGCTGGGCATCTCTCAGACGGAGCTTGCTGCCCGCGCTCGTATGAGCCGCGCGAGCCTGTCCCTCAAGCTCAACGAGCGCCGAGATCTGACCTTGCCGGAAGTTGAGCGCCTTGCCGCAGTGCTCGGGACGTCCGTCCGGGAGCTCCTCGACCGAGTCGAGCGCACCACCGAGACCGCGCCCGCACCCGAGAAATCGCGAGGCTATGCAATCGCCGACAAGCCGACCGGCGTCATGATCCTCCAGGCATCGCACGGCAGCATCTACGACGAGGACATCCCGGCATGAGCGCCGTCGTCGCAGTGACCATCGGCCTAGTTCTCGCGGTCGCCGCAGTGCCGGTCATCGTCTGCGTCGTATACCTCGCGTGTGTCTACGGAGGGGATGCGCTCGACCGCCTCGTTTATATGGGCCTCGACGCGGGTGAGCGGATCGAAGAGGCGATCGACAAGGCGGTGTCCGACAAATGATCGCAGTCACCCCGTTCGCTCCGGACCGCTGGTACTCAGCCCAGCAGGTCCAGGAAACCCTCAGCCTCTCCCGCTCAACCGTCGAGCGTCTCGGAGTCGAGGGCAAGGTCGCCGCAATCAAGATCGGGCGCTCCGTCCGATACAGCGGCGACGACCTCAACCGCCAGTGCCAGAGCCTCGGCTCCGGCACCAGCGAAAAGAAGAGCTCCCAGCGGTAGAAGCGCTGGGAGCGGACAGAACCCCTAGAGAAGGAAGATTCCATGAATCAGACTACCACACGCCGCCGCCACCTGCGGCCCTGGCGAACCCTCATCGCAGGCGCGTCACTCGCCGCCGCCCTCACCCTCGGTTTCGCGATGCGAGGCCTCGACAACCCCGACGGCCTCCCCGAGTGGACCTTCTGGCCCGCCCTCGGACTCCTCGCGCTCGCGGTCTGCTTGATCCGCGCGGACTGGAAGGCAGGGCGACTGTGAACGCCTCGGTCATCTTCCTTGTCGTTGTCCTCCTCTTCGTCGGATGCGGCCTGCTCACCTGGATCGCCGTTCGAGGCGCATCGCGCGCAGCCTCCATCGAGGAGATCGCCGCCCGCATGCAGCGCTCCGCGTCGAAGGCCAGGGCGAAGGGCACGACGTTGCTCGAACGTCACGTCGGCTTCGATTACTACGACGTGGACGGCGAGGCTCCGCTGCCTCACCTGATCTGCCTGGCGACGCAGGACGTAATCATCGAGGCAGAGCTGAATAACTGCTTCGCCCTCGACACACCAAAGATCGCGGTCGATCTCGATCGTCAGCAGATCCACGTGACCCTCGAAGTTCTCAGGCTCGATGAGCCGAGCGTGGAGGCGCGAGCCTGATGCCGACGCCTCAGCAACTCCGACTCGAAGTGCCTGACGACCGCCCATGCCACGACAAGGCCGCACGAGAGATCGTGCGGCAGGCAAGGCAGCGAGCACTTGCTTTCCCAACCGAAGCTCACGACTCCCAGCGCCGCGCGACGCGCGGACTCACCTACTACCCGTCAATCCGCAAAACCAACAAGGAGACCAACCGATGAAACTCCAGAAGATCTGGGCCGCAGGCGCTGCCCTCACCCTCGCGGCGCTCGCGCTGCCCTACGGCGCCGCATACGCCGCCGACGAGGCCGCGCCGACCATGACCGCGCAGGTCACCAAGGCCACCTCGTCCTCCCGCCAGACCTCGAGTGAGGTCACCGTCGAGGGAACCTGGACCGCGCCGAAGCTCGCGGTCGGCCAGCACTTCACCGTTGCCAGCAAGGACGGCGGCTTCAAGTGGTATGCCGGCTTTCCCTTCGTCCTCGACGACGGGACCAAGATCGGCGACTGCGAGGCCAACGAGGCGACGCTAACATGCACGGTTGACGAAGTCCCCGCGTCCTACGCGGACAAGACCGACGTGACAGGCAGCTTCCACGCCCGCGCGCGTCTCTCGGACGCCGCAGTCGGCACCGAGGACACGCAGATCGTCGTGAACGGCAAAGCCACGCGCACGCTAGTCTGGGGCGACCGTGACGGCTCGGGCACCTGCACGAACGACTGTTCGACGCCCGCGCACTTCGAGTACGCGGCTCCCGAGACGATTAAGTTCGGATGGACCAACGCGGACCAGTCGATCGGCTGGGGCATCAAGTGGGCCGTAGAGGCTGGCAAGACCTACACGCTGACGGACGAGACGAACGCTCTCCCGAAGGCCGTGAAGTGTTCGTCCGGCCCGACCTGGGATCCGGCGACGACGACCTGGACCGACGGCACGCTCGACGAGTCCGCGCACACGCTGACGTTCACGCCGCCCGCCGGCTCGCTGGTCTGCATCGTGTACCCGGCTGCGTCCCCTCACGTCGAGGGCCAGGACGCCTACACCAACCGAGCGACGATCAACGGCAAGAGCCTTGAGGCAACCGCGACGATCAAGGCCTCGGGCGGCACTGACGGCGACGGTAAGACCAAGCCGAAGCCCGCGCCGGTCCCCACGCCTGACCCGAGCATGCCGACCCCGGCCCCGGTCCCGTCTCCTCTCCCGAAGCCCTCGCCGAAGCCGACACCGGCCCCGGTTCCGACCCCCTCGGACGAGCCGCAATCTGCGCCGTCCCCGCTGCCTACTCCTACGCCCGCGCCGAAGCCTGAGCCGACCGCTACGCCGGTCATCGAGAAGCCTCAGCCGGAACCTACGCCCGCTACCATCCAGGCCCCGCAGGAGCGCCTCGCTAAGACGGGTGCGACCACTGACGGGATCGTCCTTGCAGTCGGGATCATCGCTTTCGGCATCGGCGTTGGCCTCGTCATCCTCCGCCTGCTTGAAGGGCGCAAGCATGAAGAGGAGACCGCCCGATGAGCGCTAAGCGCCTCGAAAACCAGGTAACGCTCACCCTCGGAATCTACGACCTGACGTGGCTGCACAGCTTCCTCAAGGATGAGCGCCTCGCCGCTGAGATCGACCGCGATGAGGTCGCCTCGCTCCACACCGATGTGGCTATCCGCGCCGCAAAGGAAGTGCTCCGCCACGAGCACGAAAGGATGACGAAGATCATTGACGCGCTGGACGAGGCCCTGGCCGCAGACGACGCGCGCGAAGCCATAGCAAAGCGGATCGCCGCGACGGTGCCCGGAATACCGGACATCTCTAACACCCACCCACCACTAAGTAAGGAGACAGAGCTGTGAACCTCAAGAAGAAGATCAAAGTCGAGCTGGACCAGACGGACGCTGCTATCGCAGCGGTCCTACTCGCAGAGCAGGCCGGACGCCAGGCTCTTAAGGCCATGCTCGCAGACAAGGCAGCAGAGATCGGCGGTACCACCAACCGAGGGACTCGCGCGCTCGCAGACTCGTACATCAAAGTCGGGTGCGCTCTGACGCTCGAGATCATGGCTGAAAAGACCAATCAGGGGATGCAGAGCACTTTCTCGCTTGCCAGTGCGACCGCTCGAATGGCCGACGCTATCAAGGCATCTGACGTGATCCTCGAAGCGATGGAGGAGGAGCTATGAAAGGTCGATACATCGCGGTCTATTTCGACACCGCTCAGGTGCAGGCTCTGCGAGACGACGCGCAGGAGACGGTTCTCGCCGCTGATGAGGATCTTGAGGTCACGAAGCAGATCAACGACCTCAACGCCCGCCGCCTCGCTCGCGAAGCGATCGACAAGAAGCGCGACCTGTACCTCGAGATCGTCGGAAAGCTCCAGGAAGCATCCGAGCGCCTCAACGTCGGTGAGGGCGACTACATCGACGAATGAGCACACTCCCCGATGAGCGCGGCCAACGGGGAGGCCACCCGCCACCCAGAAAAACAAGGCGGGACAGGCTAAAGCCCGCGCAGCCCGACCAGCAGACACCCGGGTGCGAGTCCCGGGCGGGCACGAAGCCCACGCCACGAGCGCGCAGGGCGAGACCCCCTAGAGAAGGACCACCAATGACCACCATCAACGAGATCAAGGACAGGCTGAACGCCGTGGCGTTCGCTGGGCGCAGCTACGCAGGCGCAGACCGCACCGCGCTCGCGAAGGCCTACACAGACGCTGTCGCTGCCTTCGACCAGAACGCAGCAGTGGATATGGCGTACCTGCTCGACCGTGTCGATGAGCTGCAGGACGCGATCGCCGTCGCAGCTTCGGACCTCGCCGACGTAGCAAGCTACGTCGCCGCCAGGTACGCCGGCACACCCGACGAAGCCAGCGAAATCCGCCTAGCAATCGGCGAACCAATCGACGCCCTAGTCAACGTCTCACAGGGCACACCGATCACACCCGAGGAGGCCGGGGAATGAGCGGCGCCGGACTACTCAGCATCGAGTGGGAGATCGCCGACCAGCATCTCCCCATGCCTCATATCGTCGCGACGGCCTGCGCCGCGTTCGTCGAGGAAGCAGAACGCCGCGGACTCGTTATCCGCTCCGGACCCTCACCTTCCGTCCTGCACGAGCTCCGGATCGTGCGAGTCACCGGCAAGGTCACCCGACAGGACGACGAAACCCCCGAGCCGCAGCCGCCACACACACTGCGACGCTGCCCCGCCTGCGGCGTCCACATCTACGACCTCACCGACATCGAAGGAGCCGAGCAATGATCGAAATCAAGAAGGCGCGCAACGTCCCCGGCTTCCGCTTCTGCCCTGTCTGCCGCACGCGCCTCGCGCCGAAAGGCTCGAACGTTCGCGTCAACATCGACGCCGAAAACGAAGCCACCGCGATCGAGCACATCACGCACAAAGCCTGCGCACAAACCGTCATCAGCTTCACCCGCGAGCGCGGCTATACGCCTGCCGAGCTCGCGGAGGTCGGCATCTGGGCCGAGGAGACACGATGAGGCTCCCGATCAGGATTCAGCGCCGGCGCGCTCGTGGCTGGCGTATGCCCGCGCACACGAAGTACGTGGGCAGGGGGAGCCTGTACGGGAACCCTTACCGAGTCGCCCGGTCGGCGCGTGAGCTTGAAGAGGACGGCGAGCTGGTTGTCGCGTCGGCGGATGAGGCTGTCGCTCGGTATCGCGAGTGGATCGAGCAGACGCGAGAAGGCCGGTTCGTAGCGTCGTGCGCAGCCCGGAATCTGTGGGGCGTGGACCTGGCTTGCTGGTGCAAGCTCGATCAGCCTTGCCATGCAGATGTGCTCTTGGAGATCGCAAATCCGCGCGGTGAGGCTGAGTTCGAGAATCGGTATTACAGGATGTGGGACCGAGACGGGGCCGCAGAATGACGGCTATCGGGAGTCTCTTTACTGGCTATGGCGGGCTGGATATGGCTGTTCGCATGGCGCTTGATCCGGATGCGCGCGTCGCATGGACGAGCGATGTAGAGCCGGGGCCGTGCAGACTGGCTGAGGTGCGCTGGCCGGGCACACCAAACCTCGGTGACATCACGCAGGTTGATTGGTCGGAAGTTGAGCCGGTCGACGTCATCTGCGGTGGCTCTCCCTGTCAGGATCTGAGCCTCGCTGGTCGCCGTGCGGGCATGGCCTCGGGGACGAGATCGGGCCTGTGGGAGTCGATGTTCGAGGCAATCAAGACGCTGCGCCCGCGTCTAGTCGTGTGGGAAAACGTGCGAGGAGCATTAACAAGTGGAGCATTTAGTCTGGTGGAATCAGAGAAGGGACTGCTGGGAAACCGAGCAGATGGACCTCTTCTCCGCGCGGCCGGCCGTGTGGTCGGAGACCTGGCCGGCCTCGGGTATGACTCGCAATGGTGTACTATCCGCGCTTCCGACGTCGGAGCCCCTCACCAGCGAGAGCGTTTTTTCCTTACTGGCCACCCCGCAGGCGAACCTTGGCAGCTGCGGGGGATCGCAGGAGCCGGAGAAGCGGCGGGCCGGGGGGCACTCGGTGAGTCTCGCAGATCAGATCGAGCACCTGGTGCCCTGATCCCGACGCCGACTGCGTCGGACCACAAGGCCGGCCGTCATCAGGACGGGACGAGCATGAGCCTGTCCCAGGCAGTGCAGATGCTACCGACGCCGGTCGCGCAGCCCTCGGGCAACTCGCCAGAGGCACACCTCCGCAAGAAGCCAGGCAGGGAGCGCATCACCGACCTAGCGATCCTCGTCGAGAACGGCCTGCTGGCAACGGGAGGTCTCCTACCGACACCGCAGGCAACGAACGCGACGGCGACCTCGACTGGATACGGAGCGAACCTACACGAGATAGCTCGCGAGCTCTTGCCGACCCCGTCTGCGTCGGATGCGATTATGGGCCTCCCTCGAACAAGCGGACGACCGCCTGAGAAAGCAACGAAGCTCGCGACACGGATCGAGTACACCGACTTCGGGATGTACGCGCCCGCGATCGCCCGCTGGGAGCAGGTGCTAGGACGTCCAGCTCCGGCGCCGACTGTCCCACCGACGCGCGAGGGGGGGCGAGCGCGGCTCTCAACTCGTTTCGTCGAGTGGCTCATGGGCCTGGACGAAGGGCATGTGACCGGCGAGGATCTCGGGCTGACGCGCGAGCAGCAGCTCCGACTCCTCGGGAACGGCGTCGTCCCGCAGCAGGGCGCAGCCGCTATCTACCAGCTCACCAGGATCGCCATTAAGGAGGCAGTATGACCGGCATCGACCCGCTGAAGGACATTCCCGGTGTCGAGGAGTTTCAGGAGCGCGCGCTCGTCCGCGCGGTCCGGCTGACTCGTGAGAACGCGGAGACGATCGCCCGCCGCGCGCGCAAGCGTTGCGGCTTCACGCCGGACGGGCGGGTGATGCTCGTCGAACACACCTACACGATCTGGGCGCTTGAGGGGGACATGATCGTCGCACGCCCGGGCAGTATGCGTCTGTCGAACCGCATCCCGGAGGACTTCACAGCCTGGTACACGAGGCCGGGCGAACAGCTCACAGAGGAGGATCTGGGATGAGTGCGCAGCTGGTGTGGGAATCGCGAGTCCTGCCACTGACTCGCAGCAAGCTAATCACCGCGAACGACAAGATGCACTGGGCCGCGCGCTCGCGGCTCACGAAGCAGCTCCGCCAGTGGGGCTACCTGCTTGGCCGTGAGGGTGAAGGCGTCGCGCGCCTCGGGCTGACGCACGCTCGAGTGGAGATGGAGTTCGCGTATCCGGACAGGCGCCGACGCGACCGCAGCAACCTCGCTCCGACGGTGAAGGCCCTCATGGATGGACTGATCGACGCCGGGCTCCTGCCTGACGACTCGGATCGGTTCCTCGACGGCCCGCACACCGTCATCGCGGAGCACCTGGCGGGGAAGCACTTGAACGTCCCGATGTATGAGGTCTGCGTCCGCGTGTATGTGGACACTGAGAAGAAAGAGAGCAAGTAATGGCCGGAGACACGATCATCACTGTCATCGGTAACCTGACCGCTGACCCCGAACTGCGCTGGACACAGGCAGGCGCGGCGGTCGCCGACTTCACCGTCGCCTCGACCCCGAGAACCTACGACCGTAACGCCGGCGAATGGCGCGACGGCGACACCCTCTTCATGCGCTGCTCCGTGTGGCGCGAGACCGCTGAGAACGTCGCCGAGTCGCTGCGCAAGGGCATGCGCGTCATCGTTCAGGGTCGCCTCACCCAGCGCTC